ATTAGCGGCAGTAAAAAAGTATTCAAAGTTACTTGAATCTGGTTTACCGAATGTTTCTACAAGCTCTTGTTCACTAGAAATAGCCACAACCTCGTCTAAAGGTCCTTTACGAAAATCACCAGCAATAGCACCAATTGATGTTGATACTGCGGGTATAACTCTAGTTAAATCTTTTTCTTGTACGAGAACGCCTGGTGATACTTGAAATGCCATTGGTTATTCTCCTATTAATTGTTTTTTTAACATTTGTTTATTGTTCAAAAATCGTATTATTCATACGCCCATAGTCAAAGTTTCATTATACAGATATTTATAATAACTTGAAATTACATACCTTTTCGTATTTCAGCGGAAGTCCAAACATCTCCGTATTCATCTACTGTTGTGTCATCATGTTCATTAATACCATCATCTAAAAATCCAAAAGGAGCCATATCCTGTTCTATCAAATTCTGTTGATCCACATACATTTGTTGACGAGCATTTGTATTGGTTAACTCTTTAAAATAAGGTTGATTAGACAACCAACCAAACATAACACAACACATCATCAAATCATCATTAGAACCGTCTTCAGCCTGATAACTCTGGCCTCTTTTGGTAAAGGTTGAAATCTCCTCAATAATCTTAAATGAATTGATTAAGACCTTATCACCCTCAATAAGTGTCTTTATATTAGCACAACCTATTCTCTTAATCTGTTTGGTCATTCTTACACCTAATGATGAACCACGGCCGCTGTACATAGCACCTAAGACTTGTCCAGCACGACCTTTCTGTGTCGTCATTAATATATTATCATACTCTATCTCAAACTGTAACGCTTCAGCAATCTGTTGACCAATGTCATTAACTTCCGTTAAGATATGAGCTCTGTTATAACCTTTACAAACTTGTTCTATAATATTTGGAAAAACGAAAGGTTTAACTTCATTGTTTTTATAAATGGCCACAACCTTAAAAGGCATTTGTGTTACATCAAATACAATAAAGGCAGAATAATCTTTATCAACACCTCTGGATACATCAACTGTACAGACATAGGTACGACCTTTAATTGGAGCTTCAAATACTTCTACACTACCTGATGATTTTAAAGGATTCATGTAAGGCATACTTTTAAGTTTAGCTGGATTAATAAGGGTATTTGTTGAACCTAAAAACTCACAATTATGAGAAACAACACCGTTAGTAATATATAAGTTTTCTTTTTCTACATTTATAGGGTCATATAAAGTAATCTTTTCATTAACCAACTCATTATATAATACTTTCTTACTACTTAAATAATCTCCTACTTTTACATTTCTTGCTAATATTTTATCTTTACCAAAAGGGTGGTTAATAGAAGTTTTTATTTCAGATTCATCATCAAAGATAATGTGTTGATAAAGGTTTCTTTCAACCTTTTGAATACCATTAAAATTAGAAAATCCACTTGGACTTAATATTTTTATATTATCTGTATTAGTTATAAACATTTGTCCAACTCTTTTTTTCAACTATTTTTTTTAAACCGTTAGATGTTAATCCATAAGTTGTATAATAAGTCTTTGAGAACGCTTGTTCGTAAGACATTTTTTTACCATTACGCATTACTTTATTAACCTCAAAATTAACTTTAGGTTTTTTATCATAAAACTCTCTAATTTTTTTAACAATTTTTTCATTAACCTTTGATGAATGTATTTTCCCTTTTCTAATTTCTTTCCATTTTTTTATAGTTTTTTCACTCCAACAATTTTTCTTTCCTTTATTCCAAGGTATTGTTCCTTTTTTAACTCCACCTATACCTGGCCGTTTTACTCCTGTTTGAATCTTAGAAAGATAATCTGTTGGCAATTTCATTCTTTTACCTATCATTACACAAGCACCAAGATCACCTTGTTTATGATGTAAATCAAAATGTTCTTTTATAGAAACACATAATAGATTTTCTATTTTATTATTATTTCTATCACCATCTTTGTGATGTATTTCATATGTTCTTCCTTCAGAATCTTTAGGTATAATTCCAAAATGTTTTTTCCATATTTTTCTATATTCGTATGATGACATACTTATATTTATAAGTCCTATGAACTCACACTCACAATTTTTTATATAAATCTTCTATTTTTATTTTACCATCTTCCGTTTCGACTATCGTATTACCGTCAACACATTCAAACTCTTGTTGGAATTGTTCTTCACTTGTGTTACGTATTGTTTGTTCTTTCCACTTTTCATCTCGACCAGGAACTTCTGACCAATGTACTTCAATTGGTATATAATCATTTCGTTTATTTTCTGCGTCTGTCCATAGTTTGTAAAACTGATTCATACCCATAGGTGTAGATACAATAATCATTTTTGTTTTGTTACCAGCAGAAATTGTAGGATAAACTGAACTAAAGAATTGCTCAGCGATATTTACTGGTACGAATGCAAATTCATCAAGGAAGATAATATTATATGAACCTCCCCGAATGGCACTTGAAGATGTGGCCGCGGCGACTATGGTTGATTTGTTTTCTAATTCAATATTACCTTTGTTCCAATTGATTACACCTTGTTGCATCCACTTAGGTAAGTTTTCATAAGCTAGTTGTAGTCTTCCTAATATATCTCTCGCAGTAGATGATTTGTTAGCTAGAATAGCAATATTGGAATTGGGATTAAACAAAGCATAATGTAATAGATAAGAAATTGTTGTAGTTGATTTACCAGACTGTCTAGGTAGTTTACAAATTGTAAATCTATTATTGTGGATTGTTCTTACAATTTTTTTTTGAAAATCATACATCGCAAAAGGTATTAAACCTTTATCAAGTGATACGATTCGAACATAGTTTACCATAAAGTAAATAGGATCATCAGCACATTTTTGATATTCTACTATTTGTTCTTGTGTAAACTCAACTGGAGTATTAATCTTCTTGAGCTGAGGATTACCGAGATAAGCGTCACTCATTTATTATAATTCCTTCTATATGTGTATGATTGTTTTTTATATCATTCATAAGTTTAATGTCAACCTTGCTTCTTCGCTCATCATTTCTTTAGTAAATGGTGGGGTATGTGTTAATATAACTTTTACTACTTCAACATCTTCTACTCGCTCTACAGCTTCCTTAATGTTTTTCCTTATTTCGTCTGCCATAGGACAAAACATAGATGTTAATGTATGAGTAATAGTAACATCTTTATCTTTAATATCGATATCATATACCAATCCTAAATCCATAATATTAATTGATGGCATTTCTGGATCGTAAACGGTTTTAGTTCTTTAATTATTTGTTCTCTCATTAACTATCACTCCTTCTATATGAGTATAACCTAATTTTTTTGGCCATTGTAACTCTTTGATTGCCTTTTAACACTGAATAATTTTCTTTATATATTTTACCACCAGCTCCATATCTAGGAGTTTCTGATATTGTATGTTTGATAATTTCTATTGGATTATTCATAATGTTTTTTATATCTTCAACACCATCTGTAAGTTTAGGATTATACTTTTCGTAATGATGATTATAAGTTAAATCACTAATCTTTAGTATTATCTTTTTTGGGTGTGATGTCTTTGACTTTAGTATCTTCATCTTTTTTTAACATCTTTTGTAATTCAGCTGTTGATCCTACAAACAAAGCGTTTTTGATTTGAGGATTTGATGTCTTTGGTAAATCTTTTAATTCTTTTAGTTTCTTTTGTAAGTCTTGTAACTTATCAACCGTATCTGCTACATTCTTAATTAAAGCGCCAGCGACTTCGAATGCCCTTGGATGTTGGCCTTCTCTAGCAACATCAAGTATTCCTTCTATTGCCTCTTGGCCTCTTTCAATTAGATTGTAGTAATTTTCTCTGCTGTATTTGTAGTCGTTATCGACATCTGGAGATTCTTTATTCTCTTTTCTAGGAACTAAAGGTTTAAACTCTTTAGTTTCTTTAGGCTCTTTATTTTCAATACCTAAAATCTCATTTACTTTATCTTCTATCTTTGTCATAATGTAATATTTATATAATATTTATTCGTCTGTATCTGTTGATGGATTATAATTTTTTCCGTCATTAAAATCTGTGATAGTTGTTGTAAATCCAAAATCATCATCAGCGTCTGATGTTGTTGGGTTTGGTGTTATTTCAATTCTAACCTCTCTACTTTCATCACCAGTTGTGTTTGTATGTAAATCAGTTTGTACTGTTTTAACAACTTTTTGAGTTTGTGCTGGGCCAAATAGATAAGTTTTTGCTGTAAATCCAAGTGTATAAGTAACGGCTCTACGAGTTGTAAAGTCACCATTATAACTATCATCATAATTTACATTATTTAACACAATAGGCACATCTCTTTTAATATTTAAACTTGGTATAGCATTGACTGTAACTGTATAATCTGGTTGAAAGAAAGGTAATATTTGTTCTACTATCTGTAGGCCACTTTCTGCTGTTGCTGTAAAAATATTTAAATCGTAAGAGATATTATAGGGAACAGGCATATAGTTATAATCTAATACCTTGCCTTCAGCTCCAGTTTTTACTGCTCTAAACTTTTGAATTTTATTTAATTTTCTTGTAGCGTCATACTGAATTGCTGATATTTCAAATGACATACGAGGTAAAGTAATGGCCATTTCTCTTTCATTTAAATTAGGTTGTTGGTCTAATCTAGTTAAAAACTTTTCTTTAGGAGCATAGGCCAAAGGAACTCTAATAGATTGTATAACAGTGTCGTTAGAGTCTGTTCTTTTGATTTGAATATTATTAAACAATTGCCCAAAGGCAACGGTCATCCTCCTCATTGATTCGTTGTAAAAGTAAGTTCCAAACATTTCTATAATCCGTTATCTATATCCCCAAATGGGTTTGATTCTGTAAAGTCTAATATATCATCTGCAGTAGAGGCTGTATCAAAACCTGCCTCACTATCTAAATCATTATTATCAGCATAGGTTGATTGAGTTTGTAAATCGTAATCTTCATTGATAAAGTAATTACTAACACCACTTACTGAATCATTTTCTAATAGTAAAGCACCATCTTCGTTTTCTAAACTAACTTGATACGATAATTGATCTAATGAGTATTGTGTTTCAGCACTATCAATATCAGCAACACCAGTATTAAGTCTTTCTGAAGAATATTCCCAACGAGTACATCTTAATTTATAAACAGGTAAATTGCCAAGTTGAAAGAATGGCTCTTGATCTTCAATAAATTGTATTTCAAAAAAACTATTCATTAAAGGCATATAAATTATATCACCTTCATTTGGTCGGCCATCTTTAATTAAAGTATGTACTGAATCAACTTGATCTTGCCATCTTCTTTTAGATAACATAAAGGTTGTATCTTCTCTGATCTCTAAACCAAACTTACTAACAATCTCTTGTTCACTAGCGAAGCCTTCAGTTGTTTCCATATATGCTTCTATCAAATACGAATCATCAAACTTACTTAACGAATCTTCGCCAAGTATTAAATCTCTATTTACTAATGTTCTCGGAAGATAATATACATCATGCCCATATATTTTTAGGCCTTCAATGATTAGGTCCTCGTGTAATCTTTTCTCATTTGTATTGCCAATGCCGTTCCCATTTTGAAAATAATGATTTGTTGCCATGACATTATCCTATCATAAGAGGTTGTGACATCTCAAATGAGTTTCTAATTTCATCTTCAATTTTTTCTATGTCTGTTAATGCTTCTGAAAATATTTGTTGACCATTTAATGATACTCCACCAATCATGGTTACACCATTAAATTTAGATAAGTTTGCTCCCCATTGTTTTTTAAACAAAGCAGTCACATATCTTTTTAGTATCATATCATTATAGACATCTGTATATACATCTGGATCTAATTTACGATATGCTTCAATAACAAGAAACTCACCAACCACCAAATCATTCTTCCAATCTTGGTCAATGTATAGTCTGTTATCGTGTTGATTAAATCTTAAAGGTTTTTCTCCTACTAGAATATGATCTAAAAAATCTAAATGCCTCATTACCGTATCATAGTGAACAACAGATGTTGAAGAAAAATCATATAGGTCATTTAATCTTAATTGGTATCTTACGTCAAATAGATTTTGACTACCTTTACTAGAATATGGAAAAATGTTAATTACTGAAATAATACTTTCAGGAACTACTATAAAACCATTACCTTCTTGCCAAGCAGTAGTAACTGAATTTTTAGTAATTGATTCTGAGGTGTTGGCGGTTATTCTATCGTAGTCATCTTGTGTGTATTGATACTTTAAGTACGTTCTACGAATACCATCATAGTGATATTGTGAAAAATATTGAAGCGCTTCATCAAGTCTATCTTCCAACTGGTCATCATCAGCGTTGATTTCTATGACCGGTTTTCCCAATGCTCTTAGAGCGTATTGTTTTAAATTTTCTCTGCTTGACGGTGTTGCCATGATTCCTTTATTTACTTACTATTTATAACAACAGTAGGGTCTTAACCAAGTGCAACGGCTTGAGCAATAGCGAATGATGATGTAGCTTTTGTGTCTAATTGTGTTTGAATAGCACTTGTTACTCCATCTACATAATTCAATTCTGTAGCTGTCGCTGTGACTACCACATCTTCATTAATCTTAGGACTAGTTAGAGTTTTGTTTGTAAGTGTTTGTGTTGTACTTGTGAATAATGTATCTACTTGAGCTAAAGTAATTCTTCCCTCTGATCCACCGTCTGAGGCTAAAAGTTGATCAGTAGTTACTAACGTACTTGCTGTTAAATCAGTAGCGCCATCTATATTTACAATGGCTTCAACACTACCAAATTCTAAAGCTCCACCTGAACTAACTTTTAGAACTTGACCTGTTGTTCCA